GTTGTAAGCTATTTAGATCAGACAAGGTAATCCATGAGCGGTATCATTGCACAGAATACTCTGGATAATTCTGGATTAATTAAATCACCAGCTGGTGGTGGTGCATGGAATTTTATTAAAAAACTTACAGCTTCTGGTAGTGGAGATTTATCATTCGTAGATGGAACTGATGACGTTGTTCTTGATGATACTTACAAGGAATATGTATTTACTTTTAATAATATTCATCCAGAAACAGATAATAAAAAATTTCATTTTCAAGCTAATGCAGTTGGTGGTAGTGGCTATGATGAAACTATGACTACTACTACTTTTGGAGCTGGACATAAAGAAGATGGTTCAGAAGGTTTTTTGAATTATGAAGCTAGTGCAGATCAAGCTGAAGGAACAAGTTTTCAAAATTTTACTGCTAATTCTTCTTTAGGAGCTGATAATGATCAAACTTTTGCAGGAACTTTGTATTTATTTAATCCATCATCAACTACGTTTGTAAAACATTTTATGAGTAACATAAATTTTGCCACAAGTTCAGATTATTCAGTAAATGATTTTGTTGCTGGGTATTTTAATACCACCAGTGCTATTGATGACATACAATTTAAAATGTCTAGCGGCAACATAGATTCAGGAGACATCTGCCTCTACGGAATTTCATCATGACAGGAATAATTGCACAAAATGTAGGAAGAACTTCTGGCTTAATAAAAGCCGCAAGTGGTGGTGGTGGAGCTTGGACAAAGATTAAAACTTTAACTGCTTCTGATGATTCTGATTTGTCTTTCGTTGACGGAACTGATGATGTTGTCTTGGATTCAACATATCCGATTTATGTTTTTAAAACTATAAATTTATTTTCTCATACAGATGATAGAAGTATTCTGTTCAATTTTACAACAGATGGAACTAATTGGGATGTAACTAAAACTACTACTTATTTTAGAGCAAGACATAATGAAACTGATGCACAGGCTGGATTAGATTACAGAACTAGAGCAGATTTAGCTCAATCAGCAAATGGTCAAGAACATCTTGAAAGTTCTGATGGAGCAGCAGACGCAAATGCAAATTCAACATTATATTTATTTAATCCATCTTCTACTACATTTGTTAAACATTTTTTAATGGAAGTTCAAGGTACTGGAAATGGTGCAACAGATGCTCAAATGTCAACACATGCTTTTATCGCTGGTTATTGTAATACAACAAGTGCAGTTACTGGATTTCAGCTTGTAGGTAATAATACCAATATTAGTGCAACAGTTAAACTTTATGGAATTAAGGATAGTTAATGAGTGGAATAATAGCACAAAATTCAGGTAGGCATACAGGATTAGTTAAAGCTAGTTCTGCTGGAGGAACTTGGAATTTAATTAAAACCTATACTGCTTCAGGCGATGCTGATTTAAGTTTTGTAGATGGAACAGATGGCGTAGATTTTACAGCTTATGATGAGTATATTTTTAAGTTTATAGATATTCATCCAGCCGATGCTAACAAGAATTTGACTTTCCAATGTAGTACAGATGGCGGTTCAAGTTATGGTGTAACTTTAACTTCGACTACTTTTGTAGTATACCATGCAGAAGATGACTCTGAAAATCTTGGTCCGAATTATGAGACGGGTTCAGACCAAGCACAAACTACTAATTTTCAAAGACTTACACAAGAAACGGGTAATGATGCTGATAGTTGTGCAGTAGGAACTTTGAATTTATTTAATCCATCATCTACTACTTTCGTAAAACACTTTACTAATGTAATGAATAGTTGTTTTCAAAACTCATATACAACTCAATTATTTCAAGCTGGATATTTTAACACAACATCTGCAATAGATGCAATCCAATTCAAATTTAATAGTGGAAACATAGATGCTGGTCAGATTTCACTATACGGAATTTCATAATTAAGGAGGAACAATGCCAAGATACCATAACATAAACGGAAACAGAGTTCAGTTCACAGAAGCAGAAGAATTGGCTCGTGATGCAGAAGAACAAGCATGGCGTGATGGTGCATTCGATAGAGCAATTGCAGATTTAAGACAAAGAAGAAATAGTCTTTTATCAGCAACAGATTTCTATGGTTTGCAAGACGTAAGCATGACGCAAGACATGACTAATTATCGACAGGCTTTAAGAGATTTACCAAGTGGTTTATCTACTGTTGAAGATGTTGAAGCTGTTACATGGCCAACTAAGCCTTAATGGCTAAGAAGTTTAAAGCATTTATTGAAAGAGCTAAACCAAAAAAACGCCCCAGAAGACATAAAAAGAATTTAAATAAATCACAAAAAAAAAATAAAAAGAAATATAAAGGACAAGGAAGATAATGGCAACACCTAAAACACCAGATACTACAGTTTTACCAAAAGGTGCTCTTACGTATGCTCAACCAGAGCAGACGAATACTAAAAAAGCTGTTGATTTGATGTCGACTTTATTGTCGACTCCAACATTACCTACAGGTACTTCAATTACACCTGGATTACAGACTGTACAAACAGGAGAATTACAACCAACTTCTGGTGTTACTGGGACTGTAGCAGCAGCAACTCCTACAGCAACTGCAGCTCCTACAATAACAGGAGCAACAGCACCTACATCAGTAGCAGGAGCAACACCTACAACAGCAACAGCAGGACAAATGACAGCAACACAGGTTGGTGCTGCAATTCCTACAACTACAGCAGCTACAGGTACTTTAACAGCACCTATGACTGCTCAAACAGGTGCTATGACTGCTGATGCAACTGTTAGAGGTCAATTACAAGATTTACAATCAGATGTATCTACAGCTTTAGCACAAGGTACTGCAATGCCAGTATGGGCTAGAGGTGCAGCTGAAGCAACTAAAGCAGCTATGCAGGCTAGAGGTATGGGTGCTAGTTCTATGATGGCTGAAGCACTAGCTGAAGGTATTATGAAATCTGCTATACCAATTGCAGCAGCAGATGCAGCAGCTCATAAGGAAATGATATTTAATAATTTAAATAACAGACAGCAGGCTGCACTTACAAATGCTAATAGTTATTTTCAAATGGATATGGCTAATTTGTCCAATAATCAACAAACAAATTTAGCTAATTTAGCAACTCGACAGGCATTTTTATTATCAGATCAAGCAGCTTCAAATGCTGCAGCACAATTTAATGCTACTAGTACTAATCAGGTTAATCAGTTTTATGATGGATTAACTTCACAAGTAGTTGAACAAAATTCAAGTAGAGCAGATGCCATGAATAAATTTGCTAATGAAGAATCAAATAAAATATCAGCAATAAATGCACAAAATACTGTAGCAGTTAATACAGCTGATGCAAATAGACAGGCAACTATTAACCAATTTAATGCAACACTTTCTGATGCTAGACAACGATTTAATTCAGAAAATCAAAGAGTTATAGATCAATCAAATGTTCAATGGAGAAGAGCTATTAATACTGCAAATACTGCAGCAGTAAATGCTACTAACCAATTAAATGCTCAAAATATGTTGGATCTATCTAACTATGCTTTATCTGGTTTATGGCAACAATGGAGAGATGAAGCTGATTGGGTTAATAGTGCTTCAGATAATGCGTTATCAAGAGCACACAATGCAGCACTGGCAGCTTTAGAAAGAACAACTGAATTAGACTTAGCAGATGAAGAAAAGAAATCTAAACTATATGAATTGCTAGGTAAATTTGGAATAGCAATGTTTAGTTAATAGGAGGAATTATGGCATTTTGGGATAAAATTACAGATGTATGGGGAAATATTAAATCAATAGGTACTGGTGCTGGAAGAGTTATGGCTGGAGACTGGACTGGTTTTACAAGTGTATACGATGGAGTACGGGGATTATTTAAAGAAAAGGATGCAGCGGGTAAGTGGGGGTACAAAGATGCGTTTAGTAATATGCAAGTTAGCCCATTTAAAAAACCCAATGTTAGTTTAATGGGTTACACAGGAGGTACATCTGCACCAAGTTCAGCAGGTAGGATATCCGCATTAGGAGATACAGATAGAATTCCTGATTGGTCTAGAAATCAAGCAGTTGCAATGTATTATTTAAATATGATTAATAAAATTACAA